GAACGCGGTAAACTTCCAGAACGCTCCTGGGAAACTGCTTCCCGCAGGGCTGCGCAAATCCCAAAGTGTGCCGCCACCGCTGGAACTGGATCAGGAGATGAATTTTACGAGGGCGCTTGCCGAGTACAGGGTGCAAATGCCTGATTTAGCTTCTCCCTCCCACCTCACTCCGGGTGGACGAGGAGCCGCTGGAGGAGAACGAGTAACCGCCACCGCGATTAACGCGATCGTGGGTCAGTCCGGTCAGGGGAATGACCTCAGAGCCCGCATTTTCCGTCTGGACCTTGGCGACATCTTCAAGATGGCTTACTCCGTTCTCCTTCAGTACAACTATAATAGTCTGCGTTACTTAACGAGGGAGGGATTTGATCAGCTTGATCCCGCTGCGCTCCATGACAAATACATTATCACCCCCAATGGTAGTCCGGATTCGTGGAACAAGGCGGCCCGGCTCGCTAAAGGCATTTCAATGGTCCAGCTCTGGCAATCTGGCCCGATGGCTCAGTACATCCGCTGGGGCGAAGCTACCAAGTGGTTACTCGAACAGGACGATCCGCGTCTTATTAAGAGGCTGGTAGCCGACCCGCAGGAACTCCAGCAGGATCAGGCGGAAGTTCAGGAAAACGAGATCGTCCGAATCTTAAACAACTTCCACGCCCAGACGCATCCTAGCGATGACGACAAGACGCACTGTGCCGTTCTCATGCAATTTTTCCAAGTGCGGTTGCAACAAGGCGAACCAGTCACTCCGATGCAGGCCCAGTCCTTTATTCAGCATGTTCAAGCCCACTTCCAGCAGTTGGCGCAGAAAAAGGACAAGGCGGTGCGCCAGATTACCCAAGCGATGCAGCCTTTCCTGCAAATCCTGGCTCAGATCGCTGCTTCTCCTGCTCCCAACGTGGTTCCGATGCAGCAACAGAACGGCGCTGCCCCTGCTGCGGGTGCAGCAGTGGGACAGAACGGGGCTGCACCGGAGCCTCCACCTGGAACTGATCCCGACGAACGCGCCAAGATGGCGGTCAACGCCGGTAACATGCTGGCTAACCTGATCGGGAAAGGCGTTCCAGTCAGCCATCAGGACATTAACACGATTTTCAGGGAACTGGGGCTACCCGATCTCCCAGTTGCACCCATCATTCCACCTCCAGCTCAACCACATCCAGCTACAGCAACTCCATGAGTATAACTACGACTGAAAACATTATTCGGCAGATGACTAAGAAGGAAGAGAAGGCGCTTGATCCAGAACGCCTGCCAATTCTCACTACTACCTTAAAGAAAGGCCAACAAGTCGATGTCTATGACGATCCGACTAAAAAAGATGCTCTTCTGCACGGACGGGCTGAACTACGCAAGCTCAATGACGCCCAGGTCTTTCATCATCTGCGTGGTTACGAGAACTGGCGGGTGCGCTTTATTGATACGGGAGAGGAAGCTGACCGTATTATCTCCCATCGACATTTAGTTAAGGAAGGCGTATAAGGCAAACAATGTTCCGGCGTTTCCGATTAGCTTGGGCGATCCTGAAAGGGTTCCCATTTGATAATCAGTGGGAACTGGACTGGAACGACAGCGACCGGCAATGGCTTGCTGGCGCTTTTTCTACTCATACTGGGAGCAAGCTGCACAAGCTGTTGCAAAATGAAGTCGGCAGTACCGCTATTTGGGCGGTCAACCAAAATGATTCTGCTCGTTCCTGCGGTTACGCCGCTGGCGCTGCCTATATAGTAGGGATGATTGAGTTGATGCTTCCGCAGAAGGAGCAGAACCTGCCAGCCGAGGACTACGAGATCGAAACCTCCATGCTTGATCAATAGTTATGGGGACGATGACGGAAGAGGAAATTTTAGCTGATTTAGAGTCCTATGATAAGGAGCCGGTTCCCGAAACGCCGCACCCAGCCACCGCCAAGGTAATTTCGTCTGAAAAGGCGGATAAAGGGGAGGTGCCAGCCGAAAAAGCGGTGGAAGATGCTGGCAAAGAGGTAAACGCGACGGCTGGCACTGAACCTGAAAAAGAGATAGAATCACCCGAAGGTGAAACCAAAGAACAAACCGAAGCTAGAGAGCGCGACGAAAAAGGCCGATTCGTCAAGGCGGCTGAGGAGACTACTAAGGAAGATGCGCCAGTTAGGGATACCTCCGACGACGTTTCCCCGGCCACTGTGGCTGAAATTGCGCAAAGAGACAGTTCTAGGTATGAAAAAGCCAAGAAAGAAAAAGAGCGCCAAAAAAGTCTCCTCGCAGGCTTCGATGAAGAAAAAGCCCGAACCCGCGCAGCGTTCGCGGCAGAAAAAGCCGAAATTGAGCGCGAAAAGCAAAGGATCGAAGAAGAAAAGCTCAGAATCCGCGCCCAACGCAACGGCCAGAGGCCAGTCGATGAACACGGCGACCCGATTTACTCCTCCTACGAGCTTCGGGAACTAGCCAAAGACTACCGGCGACGCGCTCTCAGGGGCGAAGAAGGCCCAAATGGCGAAAATTACGGCGAAGTAAGCGAACGAGCCGAAGTAGCTGCCGAACGGGCTGCTACCCGAGAAGCCAAAGAGCAGCAGGAACTCTTTGAGCGCCGCCAGAGCCAGCTCGCGATAGAGCAGATGACCGCGCACCCCGAATTGTCTGACGAAAACGCGCCACTTACTCAGGAAATTAAGGCAGTTTTTCAGCAGGAAGCTGAATATGCCAAGAAATACGATCGCGGCAGCATTTTTCGCATGATCCCCGATGGCTTCGAGCGTGCTCTGGAAGTAGCCAAGCTGCGCCAGAAAGCCTCTGGCTCCGAAGCCAAGGATCAAAAGATAGCCGAGTTGGAGAAAGAGATCGACCGGCTCAACAAACTTACCACCTTGGGCTCTTCCAGCCCGACCCAAGCCCGTCAACCTAAGCCGCGTGAACAGATGTCGGCGGACGAGCTACTGGATGAAATGGACAACGAGGCCCGCAAACAAGGAGCCAAGATTTGGCCTCGATGAATTTTTTTTCGCTGGCAGCGGGCGTACCGCTGCACCTTACGACAAGTGGAATGGCAACCTCGAAGTCGTCCTACTGTGCCAATAACTAAACCTAAATGATAAGTCTAATACTAGGAATAATTTATGGCGTTAATGACCACGAGCACAACGGGTTTAACCAGTGCTCAGATGGCCTTCGTATTCTCAAAAAAGTTATTGGAATACGCGAGGCAAAAATTGGTCATGAACCAGTTTGGCGACGACGTTACCTTCCAAAAAAATGCAGGAAGTAAGGTAATTCGTTGGCTCCGGCCAGATGCCGGGGACCGGACTCAGGTTCAGACCCTCTCAGAAGGGGTGCCGCTTGCTACTTATCGGGAAATTGCTTACACGGCTGTCGAAGCCACGCTGGTTCAATACGGCGAGCTTTCAAAGTTCAGTGACCAATTAACCCTGATCGAGTTGTATCCGACACTCCGGCAGTCCATCGACACGCTTGGCGAAGATGCGGCCCAACACGCCGACTTCATCGTCATGACGGAAGTTGTGACTGGCATTGCTTCAGGAAACAAGATGTATGCCCAGGGCATCACCAGCTTCAATAACCTTGTTGCTGCGACCGCCTCTGGTGGAGCTATGACCTTGCCGGATGTTCTCCGCGCAATGACCAAGCTCCAGATCACCCGCGCTCCCATGAACAACGGTGAGTTTGTCTGCATCGTTCCGCCTCAGGTCGCTTTTGATCTGATGCAGGACAATAAATTCATCAATGCCGGTCAATACGGAACAATCAAAGGCTTGTTTACGGGAGAAGTGGGACGGTGGTACAACTGCCGGATCATCGTTCAGACCCAGCCCTGGATTGAAGCGAACACCAACGGTACCGAGGGAACCTATTCCAGCTCTGGCACAATCTACAGTTCAGTTGTGACCGGACGCGACGCTTACGGCGTCCCGAAGATGGCGGGCCTCGATGAACAAAAACCGCGAATGTACATCAACGATCAACCGGACAAGAGTGACAACCTTAATCAGTTCGTCACCTGCGGCTGGAAATCGTTCTGGGTAGCAAAGACGCTCAATAACACCTGGAGCGTGGTGTTGCGCAGTAAGACCACATTCGCATAACCGGAGGAACTACCTATGGCTATCAAAGAAAAAGACGAATCGACCAAAAAGACGGACGAGAAAAACATTGTCGAAGGTAAGGACACCGGCAAAACCATCCTGCAGCAGACGAAGGAGGCTCGCGGCGAAGAAGGCGAAGAGGGCGACAAGAAGAATAAGGCCATGAGGGATTATTCGGACGGCGCCGACAAGGAAGCTGAAAGAATCCTTGAGGAAGCCTATCCCGAGCGCAAAGCGATCGACCTGCGGGTGGAAGCACGGCGGAAATTCAATGAGAAATTCGGAATCGACCCCAAGGGGGACCGGATCATCAAAGTTGAAGTTTCGGATAAGATGAAGGGTGACAAGCTCTACAAGGGCCGACTCACTCTCCATTCCGTTCACGGCGAAACGCACGAAAAGTTGTCCTTCCCCTGCCACGAAGATGTGGCGCGGGGCGAGGATTATCTCTGGTACGTGATGAAGAATGCCCATCCTCATGCAGTGAGGGAGCATTTTGAAATCGACGCTGAGAACAAGTCTGATCCCAACCTGCGCAGCCGCTACGAATAATGGCGGACACCGCTATCAGTCCAGATCAGGCGACCGACACTCGGACGAGCGAAGTAGAACTCCCCTGCAGCGTTGACGATCTCATGATTGACGGCACCACGCCGGAAGTCGGAGACACCGTTGACGTTAAAGTCGGAGCTACGATAACGCGCGTCGTAAATGGTATCGCCTGGTTGAAACCTACTGACATCCAAAATAAGCCCTTACCGGAAACTCCGATGGAACCGGCTGACGATCTGTCGGAATTGGATAGGACTTATCAGATGAGTATGGCAACGCGAAATGCCGGTGCCGGTGGCGGCTACTAGCTTTGCCTACTTGGGTTTATCGGGAGGGTAAACCTCCAGAGCTTGTCGCGCCGGGTAAAATCCGGCGCGGCACTGACTCTTTAATGGCTATTCCGTTCAAGGAGCGGATGCTCAAAACTCTTTACGCCCTAGAATGCGAGCAAGGGCCGAAGTTCAAGATTCCCGGCTACTCCAAGGAAACCTTAAAGAAAGTATGGTCGCATGAATGACGATGAACGCTCCGAAATTCAGTGTGAGCAATCTCGCGACAGTAGTAGCTCTGCTGGGCTCCTTCGCTGTTTTCCTGATGCGTTACGAAGGACGGATTTCCAAGATAGAAAACATAAATGACGAACAGCAACACCGGATCGAGAGGATAGAGGGATTGATGCGAGATATGTACCCGAAGCTGGAGAAAGCGAGCAACAATTTGGAATGGCTAGTGCAACGCGAAAAAGAAAGAAAACAACCATGAGTAAACAACTACTAATTCAAGGCGCTCTTTACACCCTAATCGGTGCTCTTACCCCAGTAATGGCACTACTTTCCTCCGAAAAGCCGATGGATCGGCGTCAGACCATCACTGCTGTCCTTGCTGGACTGGTGTCCGGCGCAACCGCGCTCAAAGCCTTCCTTTCTACCACATTCGCTCAGACCACGGAGAGCGAGTTACCTAACCCGCCTCTGCAATATCATAGGGAAACCTTGGCCAGAAAGGACAAGAAATGAGCAGAACCACGCTCATTTATCTAATCCTAATCATCCTGTTACTCTGTTTTTTGCCGGTCTGGCCTTATGCACATGGCTGGGGACTGGGCTGGTATCCTCCCGGCATAATCATCATCGTCATCGTCATTTTTCTTCTTCTGAACCTATGAATGTTAAGAATCTCGCCAATTTCCTAGCAATTCTCGCGATCGTTTTTGTGCTCCTGACCTACGTCACGGTGGCACCGTTACTTCCAATCGCCATTATCTTAACGGCACTCGCAGTCATATTCAGAAACGTATGAAAAAACTCCTAACTTTAGCTCTATTGTTCATTTACGCCGGATGCGCTTCCATGCAGACCGCGCAGGATTGGCTCAATGATCCTAAGAATCAGGCGCTAATCCAACAGATCGCCACTACAGCCATAACTGTCATTGGTATGCTTGGAGCAAGGGAGGGCGCAAATACCCAGGCCACCACGGTCGGCGCATTAAGCGCCAAATATCCCAATGTTCCTGCTGGCGCTCTGCGCCAGATCGCAGCCCATCCCCAGACTTATGCCAAAACCGCTCAACATTAAGTGGTACGGGTGGAAGCCCGATTTACCAGATCGGCGTGATCGCCTTCGCGTCGCTCGCCCGAGGGTGGAACCTCTCCCCGATCTGGTTGATCTGCGCGATCACTTTCCTCCCTGCTATGATCAGGGTGATCTTGGCAGTTGCACCGCTCAGTCCATCGCTGGGCTCTTAGAGTATGCCCAACTTAAACAGCCGGGAGGCGGTGAAATTTTCACCCCTTCCCGACTCTTTATCTATTATGGCGAGCGGCTAATGGAAGGCACCGTGATGGAGGATTCCGGCGCTCAGATTCGGAGCGGGATCAAAGTCGTGGCCGAGGACGGCGCTCCACCAGAGGAAATGTGGCCCTACGTGATCGGCAAATTTAGCCACAAGCCGACGAAAAAGTCCTATCGCGAGGCCAAACGACATCAGGCCATCACTTACGAGCGGGTCTGCCAGCGGATCGAGGACATTCGCGGTTGCCTCGCTGACGGCTTCCCCTTCGCTTTCGGCTTCAGCGTTTATGATGGATTTGAAGGCGACGAGATAGCCAGAACTGGCGTCCTCGCCTATCCAAAGTCAGATGAACGGATGTTGGGTGGTCATGCCGTAGTCGGATGTGGTTACGACCATAACAAGCAAGTCGTCTTTGTTCGCAATTCGTGGGGTAGCGACTGGGGATCGAATGGCTACTTCACCATGCCGTATGAGTACCTGCTCGACTCGAATCTGGCTGATGATCTGTGGTCAATCCGGTTAATTGAGGAAGTAGGTGTCACATGAGTCTTAAACCAGCCCGCTACAAAAAACACGTTCCATTGCAGCGCCGGATGTCATGGCGACATAGCCGCTTCATGGACTTCTCCAGAAAAGGTGGTCCGCAGGAGATCATCCTTGGAGACAAAGGTTTTTATTTCCACGCCGTCGTCAGCGGAGCTGATCTCGTTGTTCGAGGCGTTATAGCTACCTGGTTCGGAACTTCTCTGGACAAGCAGGACAACGGCGAAACCGCCAGCGGGGTCAATACTATCAAGACTCCCGATGTAGTGGGTTGTGCGCTGCCTATGCACGGCTTCGGCCTCGCTGCTACCGAGGGTTCACCGGTCCCGCGCATCCCGTGGTTTACCAAGATAAGAGTCGCCACGCCCAACGCCGAACCGATCGACGTTCCGCTCATTGATTTAGGTCCAGCCCGTTACACCAACCACGGAATAGACCTAACCCCCGTCGCCTTCAAGAAACTGGGCGGCGACTTAACCAAAGGAATCCTGTCAGTCGATTATCGCATCCTCGGAGGAGCGCACTACCTATGAAAAAACTAATTCTAATCCTAATGCTGGCGCTCGCGCCATGCTTGGCTTATCCCCAGGGTGGACCGAATCAAACGATTCATTCCGCTGCCCTCGAAGCCTCTCACGTTCTTAAAACTGGCCCTGGCACCCTCATATCTCTGATCGGTTACAACAGCGGAGCGGCCCAGTTCATTCAGGTTCACAACATAGCCAGCGTGCCGAACGAGGGAGATGTCCCGACTTACACATTTGCGGTTGGCGCAGCTCAGAATTTCTCCCTAGATGTTCCCATAAGCGGAGCCCGCTTCTCAGCAGGGATCACCGTTTGCAATAGCTCTACCGTGGACACCAAAACGATAGGCGCGGCTAACATATTCTTTACTGCGGTGGTGCAATAAAAATGAAAAAGTTACTCCTCCCACTCCTTCTTGCGGCCCATTCCGCTTTTGCTGGCTTGATCCTTTCTCCCGTGACCGCTGGCGGGGGTGGGGGCGACGCGCTTACTACCAATCCCCTCTCACAGTTCGCGTCCACGACTTCGGCCCAACTCGCAGGAGTTATCAGCAATGAAACTGGCAGCGGTTCCTTAGTATTCGCTACCAGTCCGACCTTTGTTACCCCAATTCTCGGGACACCCGCTTCGGGCAATGCCTCCAACCTGACGGCGTTAAATGCAACCCAGCTCACAACTGGCACCGTCCCGACAGCAAGGCTGGGAACGGGAACGGCAGATAACGCCCATTTTCTCCGTGGCGATAATACTTGGCAGACTATTCCAGGCGGTGGTGACGCTCTTACCTCCGGCACGCTGGCCCAATTTGCTGCTACTACTTCAGCCGAGCTGGCTGGGGTTATCAGCAACGAAACCGGCACTGGCGCGTTAGTCTTTGCCACCAGTCCCACCTTGGTAACACCCATATTGGGAACCCCCACCAGTGGGACGTTAACCAATGCTACGGGGTTGCCGATTAGCACTGGGGTTTCCGGCCTTGGAACTGGAGTCGCCACATTTCTCGGAACGCCATCGAGCGCGAACCTTGTCGCTGCTCTTACCGATGAAACTGGAACCGGCGCGGCGGTATTTGCCACTTCTCCTGCTCTTGTTACACCAAACCTTGGTACGCCTTCCGCTGCTACTCTTACCAACGCTACCGGCTTGCCCGTTGCAACCGGAATTAGTGGCTTGGGAACTGGGGTCGCAACTTTCCTAGCCACGCCATCGAGCGCCGATTTGGCTGCGGCTCTGACCGATGAAACAGGGACAGGAGCAGCGGTTTTTGCCACTAGCCCGACACTAGTGACTCCCATTTTAGGTACTCCCACCAGTGGAACTCTTACGAACTGCACCGGCCTGCCTGTCTCCGGCATCGCGGCTTCCACCTCAACCGCTCTTGGTGTCGGCTCCATTGAATTAGGGGCAGCGAGCGACACCACTTTAAGTCGTGCCAGTGCCGGAGTCTTGGCTGTGGAAGGGGTCAACGTCTTACTAAATGGCGGCGCATTGGGAACGCCATCGAGCGCGACTCTGACTAATGCCACCGGACTTCCCGTTTCTGGAATAACGGCATCTACTTCTACTGCTCTGGGGGTTGGATCAATCGAGCTAGGACACGCCACTGATACCAGCATCGCGCGGGTATCCGCTGGTAAAATTTCGGTCGAAGGCGTCAATGTCCCGACTGTTTCCAGCACTGACACCTTGACTAACAAAGCAATCACTCCGCGAATCACAACGATTGCATCCAATGCCACCTGGAGCCCGAGCGCCGACACTGACGATATTTACGAGATCACTGCCCAGGCGGTTGATGCTACGACTATTTCCAATCCATCTGGGACGCCTGTAAACGGACAAAAGTTACTGATCCGGGTGACTGGCACGGCAGCTCGTGGTCTGACTTGGAGTGGAAGCAAATGGAGAGCTTCGAGCGATCTGGCGCTTCCCACGACCACAACCACAACCAAGACAATGTATCTGCTCTTCGTCTATAACACCGCGGGAACGACAACTTGGGATTTGATCGCGAAGTTGGATAATTTTTAATGATTAGGTCTTGCTATTTGCTTGCAGTCCTCCTCGCTTTCTTCCTGACGGCGAGCGCGGAAGCCGCGATCACCGTCACGGCGCGAGGCACAACAGCAAATAACGCCAGTTCAAGCACCACATTTGTCATCAGCCCAACCAGCAACATCGCGGCTGGTTCGACCGGTGTTCTGTGTTTGGCCAGCGATAATGCTGCTGGGAGCAACGCCAGCAATGTACCCGGCTCTTTAACTGATTCATTGGGCAATACTTGGCTACGGTTGAGTAACGCTATCAATTCCGTTGGTGCTAATAGCGGCTCTGAGATTACAGGCTACTACGCTTATCTTCCTACTGGCCTCTCCACGTCGGACACGATCACGATTACTTTCACCAATGCTGTCCAAGCGAAAGTGGCTGCCTTCTGGGAGTTAGCTCCAGGAAGCGGCAGTAATCGCGTTATAGCCGATTCATTCACTCGGCAGTCTAGTACCGGCACTTCGCAGACTGCCCCGTCTATTACCTCGAATGGTAACGTCTCAATAGGACACGTCATTGTCGGAATGATGGCGGCTGAAAGTCCCGATACCTGGGGCGACGACGCCGATACGACTAATGGCACCTGGTCAGCTTCGCAGCATTCTGGGGTGGGCGCGGGGGCAGCCGCCATGTCGCTCACCACCCAGTATAAAATTGAAACAACGGCTGCCTCTCCGCAGACTTATAACACAACTCTGACCATCGCTGACGCTGCCTGGGCTATCGCCTGCTTTTCAGAAGTGGACGCGCGAGTGCGTGATATTGGAGCTAAGGGAGCTTCGGATAGTTCAAACATTATCACAGTGCAGGCCAATTTAGCGACAGGCTCGATGGGAGTCTTGGTCGTGGCGGCTGACAACGCTGGGACAAATGGCTCCGCTGCCAACCTTCCGGCTGGGCCGATTACAGATTCAGTCGGTAACACTTGGACGCAACGTCAGACCAGCATCTATGATCCAGGAGCGGCAAGCGCCGGGGTAGAGTTAGCGATCTACACAGCCCCGATTACGGTCACAATGGTAGCGGGTAGCTCGACCATCACTCTCAGCTACGTAAACGCCATTCTCAACAAAGCCTGGGCGCTATGGGAGTTTGCGCCCCCTAGCGGTGGCACCATCGCTTATGCGGCCAACGGAACATCGGCCGGCAGCGCGTCCGCCAGCCCGACCGTGACTACTAGTAGCATTGCCAATGGGGATATTGTGATCGGCCTGGGTGGGGAAGAAAATACCGGGGGAGTGGGTGATGGATGGGTAGGTGACTCTGATACTAGCAATGGCTCCTGGTCTTTTGCGGCTCACATTGGATTTAACAATGGTGGTATGGGACTTGTCACCCAGGCGAAAACCGTCACGGCAGCGGGGACTCAGACGTTTAACCCAACAGAAGGCGCAGGGGGTACGCCTGATACGATGGTGTCCTGGATTGAATTAGCTGTCACATCAAACGCAAATACTACGAACGGATTTTTCCAATGGTAATGAAAAGAACACTAGCGGTCGCGCTCCTAAGTCTGGTTCTAAACCACATTTATGCTCAAGACATCTCCAAGGGAGTTACCTTTACGGACGGGATGACCGTCCATGCCTCCGACCTTAATACCGCCATAGATAACGCCACCATTTTGTCCACCTTCTATTCTGGCAAAGGTGCTGGAACCCCGCTCACCACCGATTCGCTCCTCTTCCATCAAGCGTCCACTTCGACTCTTAAGTCGGTCAGTCTTGCTAATTTAATGACGGCGGGGAATGCGGTCAATACCAGTACCGTCCGTGCCGCCAATACTGTTCTGGCTGGTCCGACGAGTGGTTCTTCTGCTGCTCCGACCTTCCGCCTTATCTCGGCGGCTGATACCGCCATTGCTACCAATACGGCAGTCAGCAGCACCATTGACTGGTCTAGTGCTCGCACTTTCTTCCGCACCCTCACCGCTAACACGACCTATTCTTTTACCAATCTCAAAGATGGCGAAACCGTGACGGTAGCAGTAAGACAGGCTGCCTTTGGCGGGCCTTATACTGCGGCTTTCACTGGGGTGGCTTGGAAGGGTAGCGTCGCGCCAACTCAAACTACCACGGCGAACAAGGTCGATCTTTACACTTTTATTGATTTTGGTGGCACGATTTTCGGAAGTGCTTCGCAGAGCTATTAAAATGACTTTCATGCTCTCCATATTTCTTGCACAGGTGGGACTTCCCTTCTCAATGTTTACCGGAGGTGCCGCTCCTACCCCAACTCCTTCTGGCACGCCCACCCCTACTCCATTGCCGGGAGGCCAGGTTGCAACCCCAGTCATTTCTCCTTCAAGCGGCGATCAACCAATTAGCGTTGCTCTTACCTGTGCGACCGCAGGCGCTACCATTTTTTACACCGTATCGAATACTCCAGGCACCGCGCCAATCCACAGTGGATCGACTCCGCAGGGTGGCACGTTAGTTTATGCCAGTTCGTTCGCTGTTTCTGGCAATGCGGGCAAAACCGTTAAAGCAGTCGGTTACAAAGCTGGCTCACCTGATTCAGCGGTCGCGACAGCGGAGTACAACGGTCAAGCAGGAGGCGGAGGACAATAATGGACTTGGGCGGTTACAGTTCAATTATCTGCAAGAAAGTCGGCACCACCGACTCGGATTCTCAAGCTACCTGCAAGGGTTTCATCCAGAATCGTTACCAGTGGATTTATTACCGCTTTGACTGGCGTGATGGACGCAGGCGAGACAGCATTTTTTCTACTGCTGGCAGTGATAGTGTTGCTCTGCCCAGCGGAGTCGATCGCGTTATCTCCATCCGCTACGGCGATCATTTCCTCGATCCGGTGGATGACACCTTCTTTGTCGAGACTGATCCGGGTATCTTCGAGCGTAACGGCATCCCACAGTACTATCAGGAGTACACCGAGGACGACGCAACTAAGCGAATCCGGCTTTATCCGATCCCAGCAGTGGTAGGTTCCATGTTCGTAGTTGGAAAGAAGGCTTTGCCAGCCTTGGTTAATGATTCTGACATCCCGATCTTGCGAGGGATTGATCAGGTCATTATCGCCTATGCCGAGGCCGACATGCTGGAATACCACCGGCAATACGGGAAGGCCCAGCAGAAATTCCAAGAAGCAGAGAAGCTGTTTACTGACGCAGTAGCTCTGGAACAGCAGCAGACCAACGTCCCGCGCAGAGCGAAGAACCTGACGGTCGCGGGAGATAGCTTGGCGGAAATGACAGATGCGGTCTGTGCGCGGATTGGCCAATGGACACCAGACGTTGGCATCATGGTCAAAGAGTTCATTCGTCGTGCCTACATTCAGGCTTATGACGCTTATTTATGGCCGGAAAGTCTGGTGATCGCGCGGGTGGACTCCGATGGCGAGCAAGTCATCCTGCCGTGGTACTTCGGAGCTGTTATTCAGTGTCGCGCTGATACCAAGGGTAACACTCTCGGGCCGGTCGATCTCTCCACTTACTTCGCCATTACGCCTACCATCTTCGAGCAGATGAGCGGGTGGCCGGTCGCTTACAGCATCCTGACCCCAGTAGCCGTGTCGCGGCTCCCTCCCATTCAGGAACGGCTGGCTTTCATGAGCAGCGATGCCAGTGACAACACCCCAATCATGGTACGCGGAGAAGGTGGTGGAGACATCATGATTGAGTCGGTTCCTCTTAATGGAACGAGTTTGGTTTACACCGGCTATACCTACTCGACTCCTCTGACGATAGCCAAGCAGCTTACCGCTGGTGATGTTTCCATCGAGGGAGCATCCAGTGGGGCCGATCTTGGCATGCTGCGATCCTACGAGCGGGAGCGTAAACGGATGCGCCTATGGATTCAGCCATCTCAGGATACCGCTCACCACTGCTTGGTTTTAGGCAAACGGATCATGCGCCCGCTGGTGCAGGACGAGGACACTCCGGGCCTGCGTAATATAGCCAATTACCTTATTCACATGGCGACTTCGGAATCATATTCCAAGCTCGGCAACACCCAGGGAGCGGTGGATTGCAAGGCCAAGGCCGATGCTTCCCTCCAAGCTCTGATTGATTTGGAAGTCCGCCAGAACAGCACTGGGACTCGGGTTATTCCGTGGGTTTCAGCTCCGTGGAGCGCACTGGAGGACGATTACTTCACCAACTGGCTACATGACAAGGCAGACTTCGTATGAGCACTCCTATCCTTGACTGGTCACAATTATCCCCAACCTCAGACAGCGTTCGCATTACCCGGTTCGACATCACTGATCGGACAACTCTTGCGGCTGCCAGCACTAGCGGCCTCAATAACGGTTCGGTTTTTGACATCATTACTGGCAGCGGGAACTCGCGGGTAGCGGCTGAAGTCGAATTGCAGGCCGGAGCAGCCGATGTCACCGACGATTCCCAAATCCAACCCTCAGATGACTTGAGCCGCCACTGGCAAGTCGTAGCAGGACTTATCCCCTAAAATGCGCAAAACTTTACTTACACTTGTCTTGTCTGGACTGAGCGTGGGTTTTTCAACGCTTTACGCAGTCGAGACTGTCACGGTGAATAGCGTTTCCCGCAACGTCATCAACACGGGCATCATCAACTTCGCTCCTGCCCAGCTTAAAGTAAACGGAATCAGTGTTATTGGCGGAGGTGGTGGTGATGGTGGTGGAGGCGTAAATTCGATCACCCTATCATTCCCAGGTATCTATGCCGCGCCACTGAGCTTCGTTGATGACGGGGCTGCAAACTGGTCGGCAACCGCAGTTTTTAGCAACCAGGCACCCTTGACCTTCTTTGGCAATGGCACCTCTGGAACCGATGTGCCGACTTTCATGAGTGCGGATACGGCAAGGGTGGCGCTGGCAATAAATTTTGTCGATAACACCAGCGATGCTAACAAACCTCTCTCTACTGCTGCTGCTGCCGCCAACACTGCCCTTCAGGCTTCGATCACGACTAACACCGACGACATCACCACGCTTAACACAGAGTTTTCGGCCCTGACACTAAACACCATTGCCGCTCCGACTGAAGACCTGACGCTTTCTGGTTTCAAGATCACTAATCTCGGTGATCCTACAACGGGTACAGATGCAGCCAACAAAAACTATGTAGATGCGGCAGCCAATGTTGGGCCGCCCCACGCAGCGGTTGCCGCAGCTTCGACGGGGAACCTGACTTTAAGCGGGGAACAGACCATTGATGGCGTGGCTACCAGCGCCAGCCGAGTGCTGGTTAAGGATCAGACTACAGGAAGCCAGAATGGCATCTATGTCACCGCTGCTGGGGCATGGACACGGGCAACAGACGCCGACACCGGCACTGAAGTTTCGGGAATCGTGTTCGTTTCAGGAGGCACAACTCAGATTTCGACGAGCTGGGGAGTGATAACGCCGCAGCCGATCACCATAAACACTACTGCCATTGCTTACACCCTGACTGGAACGGGCGGCACCACTTACACCGCTGGCACTGGGCTCACTCTTACTGGCGGCAATCAGTTCAAGCTGGCTAATATGGCGGCGCGAACGGTGAAAGGGAATAACACCGGGAGCACGGCAACTCCAGGTGACATTTCCGCTACCATAGTCGGCCTTAACTTTCTGGCCGTTCCGACTCTAAACGCACTTAGCTTTCCAACGATCAATGCCGACAACACCGTAAGTTCGAGAACAGCTTCCCAATTCAGAGGCGACATCGGTGCAGGGACGGTGACGAGCGTTTCGACAATTCAGAATAACTCGACTGATTTGCTCTCAATTTCTACAGCCACCGGAACCAGCACTCCAGCCATCACGATTGATAAAAACAGTGTCGCGGCTTTGAGTTTCTTCGGCAATTCCTCGGGTAGCACCGCGGTGCCTACCTTCATGACTGCATCGACCGCGCGTACGACCCTCGGAGGCACCACTGTTGGCTCGAATGTGTTCACCCTGACGAATCCAAGCGCGATTACTTTCCCACGCTTTAATGCTGACAACTCAGTCAGCGCACTATCAGCCAGTGCCTTTCTGACGGCGGTGGGAGCGTCCGCCATTGAGTCACAGCTTAATCTTAATAATACGGGCAGCACTACCGCCCCCTCGACATGGGTTACAGGAGCCACGGCAGCATTTGAGACAGAACTTCTCTCCAACAACCGATATACCTTTCTTCCGCCGTCATCTTCTTACGCTCCTGGCAAGCGAATCACTTACACCGACGCGTTTACAGTAGGCAGCGTTGGCCGTTATTTTCGACCCGCCACCGGCTCAGGCGATGCCATCAACAATTCCGTAGGGGATTATCGGCCGTTCGTTGCAGGATCGCAGGGGCCATTTGGGCGCAAATCAATCGAGTTTGAGGCGGTCACTGCAAGCCTCGGAATCCTGAAGGGATGGCAGGTCGTTCCAAATGGCAATACTGTATTCTTTGTCGAAGATCAGACCGACGCCACGAAGCGATTTTCCTTTGACGCTGCCAATCAAACTCCGGGCCTTCCCGGCACGGTTACACCAGGCGGTGGCGACACCACTACGGTCCGACCGACCCGAATCCTTCCCGGTGCTTCAGATACTCCCGGCTGGGTTCAGGACATAAACGATGACTCGTCAGTAACAAAAGCGGTCATCACACTACCCGATGTTAATTTGTCACCAGATGTAATCGGCACTGCTGGGGTTGATATTTCAGAGAGCGGATGCGGCCCGAACTGTCACACTGTCCCAGTTAATACGGATACGGTCGTAATCGCAGGAAATCTGACTGGACCGCTAACTATAAAGTTACAGCCAGCATCGACCTATCCGGCCGGTTTCGAGGTTAAGATTATTGATTCTTCTGGGACGGTTTCATCCAGCAATCTCGTAACCATTACTTCTACCAACGGCACGGATACTTTTAGTGGAGGTGTTACTACAGTTGCCTTTGATGAAGCCAATGGACGGCGTTCGGTGATTTCAGACAATGTGAGTTTCTGGCAAATCCCCAGTGTTAGGGCAGCAACCCAGGGTTACACGCAGTTAAATCCGATCAACGGAACAATCACAATTTCAGGCAACAGGAGTGCTGCGCGGAATAACGCTACTATCAATCTAGGGAACGGATCGAATGTACTAGCGGTCAATTCGCCTTTTGATGGAATGGACATTGATTTGACCATAGTTCAGCCAAGTTCCGGGTCGCAGGGAACGCTATTTCTTCCCAGCGGCAGTCGGGTGGGTGCGAACGGCGTCGGCGTAGTAACGCTTTCGTCAGCCAACGGGGCGATTGATACCTTGCACGGTAGGTATAATGGAACGCTCGCGATATTTCTGTGGGATGCGCCGGTATTAAACTATACCTCTGGTACTGTTCCAGCCCAGCCTTCCAGCCCAAGCGCCACCACGGTCAACTCTGGTAAAATCACTCTGGGATGGACAGACAATTCAACTAATGAAGCTGGCTTTGAGATTCAGCGTTGCTCCGGTACAGCTTGCGGAAATTATCAGCAAATTGCTACGACATTACCCAATGTCCTGACTTATGCTGATACGGGCTTAGCCAGCGGGACGCTTTACCGATACCGGATTCGAGCTTTCAACTCGGCAGGAAGCTCAAATTTCACCGCCACCGTACAGGATACGACTTCAGCAGGCGGGCCGACAGCGGAGCTATTTGAGGTTCACTTTAACGAAGGAACCCTCAACAATGCGGCAACGGTCGTTCCGGCAGGTGGCAACGCCGTCTTGAAATATGCTGATTGGACGACTTCCACCCAGACCGGCACGGGTGCAGCCTTTAACCCAGTTCAGGGCATGACCAGCTTCAACAATTCCAATGTAACCGCTGTCACTGGAGGCACTGCTGGAACGGGCACGACTTACAATTACAAAGTGCTGGGCTTTAAGAACGTCACTGGCTACCACAACTCCTATAACGGCGCAGCGGCAGTGGTGGTTAATGGAGCCACTCTCAGCTCGGGCAGTTACAACACGATTACCTGGTCCTCTGTCGGAGCGGATTACTATGCGGTTTATCGCACGCTAGGAGGCGCGACTCAGGGCAGGCTTTCCGGCACTGGCCCAGGATTCGCCTCTCTCACGATCAACGACACCGGATTAGTCACCACTGGAGCGACCCCAGGGGATATTACTACCAGCACTGATGGTCATACTGCCACGGCGGGCGCAAGCATCCCTTATACTGGGATACAAAGAATTAGCTGCTCATTCTGGATTAAGAGCAGTCTGTCGATTTCGCAGCAAACAATCGTGAATGGCGGAGGATGGACGATCAAGACACTCACCGGTACGACTAGGCTGCAAATTACGATGGACGGGGCTACGGGGAGCTTGGTCGGTACTGTGCCAGCTACGGCCCTAAATGACAACGCATGGCATCTAGTAGTTGTGGAACTGGATAACTCTACCGCAGGAAATTCCACCGCTAACATCCAAGTTTACTATGACAATGTTAATGCACTGACGACTACTCTGACGACCCAAACCAGAACTGGGCCTACCAACTTCGCCGCAGGCGTTCCGATTATAGGGGGCGTGGTCGCTGGACTCGACGATGTAAGGATTTACGACCACATGCTAACCACAACCCCAACAACTGGGGAAATAGCACTGCTCTACTCAGGAAATGCGCAATAAACTACTAGCTCTATTATTCGTTCTCATATCAGCATCAGCATGGGCCGCGTGCCCACATCCTTTGCCTCCTTTGCCTGATCCAGGATACGGCACCTGTGTCGCCCAAAGTCCAGCATACGCCGATGTAAATCCACAGGTGCAACTGGCCGCTGACGGCGATCACGTAATGATACAGGCTGGCAGAGCGGTCTGGGGACCAACTGATGTTCTAAATATCACCCACGACATCCAGCTTATCGGTGCAGGAATGGATGAAGGCTCTGTCGTTCCACGCGACAATGTTGCTACCATTATCGTTCCTGGTAGGCGCACCATTATCACTGCTAACTATGTCAATTCTGGCAAAGCAGCCCGCATTAGCGGAATAGTCTTTGATCTGGTAACTCTTCCAACTGGCAACAGTTTCTTAATTTATCTTAATGGAAGGTGTTACCGGCACCGAGTCAGTGGTAACATTGTAGGCGGAGTTAGATTGGATCATCTCCGCTGGATCAACTCCGGCGACAATGTTCCCAATAGCACTCATCCAATCTCAAACGGGACGCCGCAAGGACAAACCGGCCCCGCCGCATGGGGACTGCTCAACTGGACTCATGCCAGCAATGACGGCGCGAACAGTTATATCACTGGCTCCTTCGATCATAATTTCGTTGATTACATACCGGGCTCTGGTGGCTCGGAAATAATGGATTTCGCTTGCTCCGGTTCGCCTGAAAGTGGCCTGTCTCCCAATGGCTACGGACAATATAATTGGAGCCTAGGTTACATCTTCGGGGGCAGTGACGATGCCTCCGATTTAAGAACAATCTTCATTGAAGATAATATCGTTCATCGCAGTGCCCCGACTACTAGCACAGTAGGCGGCGGCGCTAACTTAGTCATACGACACAACACCACTTGGGGTTCCATCACGCAACACGGCACTGATACTGGCGGAAACATGGGGCCGGTTACAGTAGAGCTTTACAATAATTACACCGATTTAACGCACAACAACGCGAACTGGGGATGCGCAAATACTCGCGGGGGAGCGTGGGTAGGATTTAACAATCGGTGGACTTTTAACTCTGGTGGCGGGCAGAACGATATTAGCATGGGGGTTTATCGCCCAGGGGGTTTCAACAGCGGTATGTTTGGGCCAGCGACGGGGAGAAACTTTTTCGACCTTAACGCTCGCGGTGCCACTACCAACAACTTTGGTGGGCCTAGCATTAGTCCCCTTGCCGGGACGCACGGGACGCCGACCGACACTAGGATCGGCTGTGTTTATGCCGAGGGAACCGTGGCCGCGATCAGCGGAAACAATTACACTTTGACTGGACTAGATGGGACGATCGGAGCCGATGCCTGGAAACGCTTCACCATTGTCAACACTGACAGGGCCGCGCCGGAGGCTTGGGGCGAGCAACTCAATCCCGCCACTGGTGCTGTTCTCACTGGCCCGCAATCAAATTGTTCAGGATTAATAAACAGTAGCAGTAACGCCAATCCATCTGTTGTTACGCTGACGAACAATCCGTCCCTGGTAGCCGGAACAACTCCGAGTCATTGGGAGATACGCAAGATCAATCAATTTTATTGTCACCCAGGGGCCGGTAGAATTGTTGACAGCTTTAGCAATGGGGGAAAAGTCACTCCCGACGGCCAAGGACACGTAGTCCCAAACAAGACCGCAAGTGACCCTAGCGGGGAGACTAGCGGTTACTCGCTTGTGACGGCAAACGGGGCTAATAAGAATAAGTATTTCCCGAGCCAGCCCGCCTTCGGAATTTGGCAATGGGACAACAAAGTCCGTAACACCACTGTAGGTAATCCGCCATTTTCGATCAGCGTAGTCAAAGAGGATAACAGCGCGGCAAAGAACTGTTACCCCGGACTCGTTCACGATGCCAAGGCTCCCTATATCAACACTACTACCTTGGCAGGCGGGGCTTATCCCAACGCGCCAACGCCTGTCGCACCTACGACACTCGATGACTATAAACGGATTGGAGCAGACTTTGAAGCGCCCAGTTGTGTTGCATCAGGTCTTTCGTGGGCGACCGGACCCGGAACTCAATGCAGCGAAACGACCGAGCGTGCCACTACAGCCTACGGCGGCACTTATCCCAACGGCATTGTATCGGCAGCGCCGCTAGTCCCTCGTATCACTAGTCAGCCCACATGGACTACTGTAGTCAATCAGCCAATCAGTCCTAATTTCCAGGTTCAAACCAGAGATTTCACCGTCCCGCCTACTTTCACCCTAAGTCCCTCAACCCCCACATGGCCAAGTGGTGTATCAATGACTGCTGGCCCAACTGGCGGGGGCGTTATCTCTGGCACGCCCACGGTCATAGGAGCGACCACAGTCCATATCTTAGCTTCCAACACTGTTCCAGAGTCAGCCCCCATACAGGACTTTACTTTGACAGTTACAGCTACACCTACGCCAACACCTACACCTACGCCAACGCCTACCCCAACCCCAACCCCAACACCTACACCTACACCTCCGCCACCGCAGGGAAGATTTGCGCTGGACAACGATGGCAACATTCACGACCGCGACGACATTAATTCTATTGGTTGGGAAATGGCGCTCTTCGGTAAAGCCGGAATGGTAAGTAGGGTGGTATGTATAACCTACAACAATCACTATTGGTCCACGGATAGTACGTGGGGCAACGACATGATCGCCAGCGTGGACAGCGCCGCTCGTGATTGGGGTTACATCCCAGAAGGTCAACCGGGAAGCGTCATCCACAACTGCATGAACGGAAATACGCCTAATACTGCCGCAGCTAACGCAGCCGTCTCTGCGCTCACAACCGCAATCAATGCGTCAACTGCGAGTAGTCCGTTGACGATTCTTGGGGGTGGACCTATGGAGATAATCGGGCGGGCGTTGAACGCATCTGCTCCTAGTGCCCGTCCATTCGTGACGATCGTCTCACACATGACGGGTACGGCCACTTTCAACGACGTGCACGCCTGTTCTGTCGGTGTGCCAAGTGAAGGGCTGGCGACGCCGTGCTACAACTTCAACGACCTAGGATCGGCAAACCTAGCATTAGGTGCTAATCCGATTCACATACCATTCCAAACTAGTTTGAACAACGCCCTGGACGCAGATTTCACTTGGGCCACTCCGGCACAAACTAGTGATGTAAGATTGAATCATTTATACACACGGGGCAGCACCATCGCCTTTCCCAGTAACAATAAGATGGATTGTTCCGATAGCGGCATGTCTTACTACGCTATTACAGGAGATCAATCCGCTACTGCAGCAAAATACAAGACATTCTTTGCTGCCCCTACCCCTACGCCGACGCCGACACCGACGCCGACGCCTACCCCGACACCGACTCCCACGCCGACTCCTACTCCTACTCCACCGGGAGTTACTCCAACTCCAGCCAGTATCCTAGTCCAACCATGAAACCGTTGCTTATACTATTACTCAGCGTGTGCGCGGCAACCGCTGCACCAACTGTTACCGATCTGCTTTTAGTCAACGGGAACACAGGTCAGGCGCAACCGGCCAATGGCGGGACACTGCCAGAAGGAGTGCTGATGTACGTCCGCGCCAGAGTGAACAGCGAAACAATGAGTGTCACTTTCGTGACCATTCCGGGCAATACCGAGGTGCAACCTGTCAGCAATGGACAAGCCAGAACTTCTTCCGGTCAACGTTCGGCAGCGGGCACATATACAGTGACGGCAAAACCGTGGAGCAAATTTAATGCTACCGGAATCGCAGGAAGCGAAGTTCGAGGCACCTACACGATCACTGGAGCCACCCCAACACCTACCGTAAGTCCAACACCCATACCACCAACACCAACACCAACAGCAACGCCCAGCCCCACTCCAACTGTGCCGCCGAGTCCATCGCCTACCGCAAGTCCCACACCCACGCCTCCCACACCAACGCCATCAGCAACACCCACAGCAACGCCAACGCCGCAACCAACAGCCAGTCCTTCGCCAAGTCCATCCCCGAGTGTGGCCTATGTCACTATCACCGTCCAGTGGATCGCGACCAAGGGCGATCGCTATACCATTCTCTACGGCACGACCAACCCGCCTGACATACAGACCGATGGCGGGATCGCCGTGCGCAATGGGGAAATGACGGTGACGATCTCCGGGCTATTGCCGAACACGACTTACTACTTCAGCGATATTGTGACTGATCCGACTGGGGCCGAATCCGGCCCGCTTCCGCCGATCCAGTACGACACTAGTGCGAACCGCAATCAGCTTTTCAAGCTAGGAGCCTTCAACCTTCCTCGCAATGCCAGTTCTAAACATTGAACAACTTGATGACGCGATTGTTTACGATGGCGTTGGCAGCTTCGTTGGCGGGCAAGTTAGTGGGACGCGGGCAAATCTGCTGTCCGAGAACGAGTCAGCGCAGTTGGTAAACTGCGATGTCACACGCACCGGAGAATTGCGGACACGGCGCGGCACGGCACGATTGGGGACGAGTGGCCCAGGAGCCCAAACTTTTATCCAAGGACTGGGCTACTACGAATCCCCTTCGGCTTCTTATCCGGTAGCGGCGGGAAACGATGGAAACTTTTACTATTTTAACGGAACCATCTGGCAAGGACTAGGCGGCTACAGCTTCCCCAGTAGTCAGGTTAATAGGGTTCTGATGGTGATGGGAGCGCCCACGTCCAAGCTATACGCATTGGTTACAGGGGAATCTGCTATTCATTACTGGAATGGAGCTACCTTTGTAGCTTTAGGAACAACGAGTCCGACAGGCCCAGGGCCGAACCCGCGTTGGATAGTATGGCACACTGATCGGCTGGTCGCAGTAGGCGGACCAACTAAACCTGAGACTCTCTATTTCTCGCAATTCCTAGATGGAACGGTTTGGGACTGGGCTCTCTGGAGTCTGGATGTTTCCGGCGACGGAGTGCCGGTCACTGGGCTTGTCAGTTGGACTGATTTCAACCTGATCGTGATGAAACGGAACAGCCTCTGGGTAATCAACTGCAACCCGCAGTTGCAGATTCAAGACCCGAGCAATACCGTCGCAGGATTCGAGAAAAAACCAATTCACCCTGCCATCGGCTGTCTCGCCCCAGCCACGGCATGTCAGGTCGGGGGCGATGTCTATATGCTGACGACCAGCGGAGTCAGAAGCGTCCAGCGCACTCTCGCGGCTGAGAGTCAAACGGACATCGGTGATCCACTCAGCTATCCCATCCAAGACATAATTGATCGAATCAATCCTGCCGCTATTAACACGGCTAACGCTACCTTCTGGAATAATAGATATTTCTTAGCACTTCCGCTGGACAGCGCAAGTCAGCCCAACTACATCGCGGTTTACAATGTCCTGACCAGCAGTTGGCATGGGTTGTGGGCAGGATGGACACCGACCTGCTGGTCAACGCGGACGGTCAACGGTGTGCCTCGGCTCATCTTTGGACAGACAGATGGATCGGTTGTGGAATGGCTGGATTATGTGTCAGTGGACAGTGAGGTGGACGCTACCTATCAGGACATCAACGCCACCGGAGTTCATAACATTCCGATTACGGTTTTGACCAAATCGTTTGATCACAAGGAGCCGGTCTGCAAGAAGCAGGGATTCAACTGTCAGTTCGAGTTCTTCAGATCATTGGCGGATGTCACTATTCAGATCATCCGTGACGGCGCCGATCCCGAAGCTTTTGTCACTTTTGCCACAGCTACAGATAGTCTTGTGTTGCCAGTTCCGTTGCCGTTTGTTTTACCTGCGGCAGGAGTAAGACGGCGCGGATTCGGCCTTCAACGGTTTGGCCCTTATCGCGAGATTCAGTACAAGCTGACTACCGCCAGTGGGAAGCTGGTGTTACGCAGCATCATCACTGGCGGTTTCATCAACACGGTGGACGTAGAGATATGAGACTACCTCTTCTTCAGTTCTCTAAGCCTCCGTTTTCTTTCTCGTTGCACTCTGCGGATAGCGGCACGCGCCGATGGTGTGCGCCACCAGCGCGAGAGCACTACCTCTCCATTGCTCCTCCTCCATTGTGTGTTCATGGAGGTAATTTACCATTTCGGATTTTAGCGAAGTGGTCAAAATGCCCACTTTCCGTTAGTTCTTCCCTCGTTAGAAACTTTTACTTGACAGGAAAATCACATGATTACAATGGACGCAGTTCTTGATGTAATTCAGGATCATTATCCCTATCCATGGGCCAAGGATCGACAGCTCGTCCTCAACTGGGTAATCTGGTTTATCAAGAATCGGTTCGCCATTTGCGTCAGCGATGACAACGAAAGGATTTCTGGTCTGGGCCTCTTCCGGCCCGTCATGCGAGCCAAGGACGGCGAGAATCCTTACTGTTTTGACCCCGAAGGTTCAGTCATCTACTGCGATTTCCTTTATGCTGCTCACGACAGAGCCATGCGCGGCCTAATCATCGAAGGCATCTATCGTTTCGGTGCCAGAGCCACAGCAGCGTGGATGCGGCGCGGAGAATTGCGCTCTTACCCAGCTCAACGCTTTGTTTATCACGTTTTGAAGGAGAACCATCATGTCTCAACCTAAGCCGCCAACTCCAAATCCAGCCAAAGACTACAAACAATCTCTGAAAGTGTACATGAAGTATCTCCCTCAACTACTTGAGGGGGAGCAGGCCGCGCGAACCAAATATGATCCGATGCGAGTGCAGCAGCAGCTCGATATTCAGAAGCAATATGGGTCGGAGATGTACGGCCAGCAGCGTGCAGCCATTGAAACACTTGATCCTGGTTACTTGGGCCTTCGCGGTCAACTGGGAAGTACGGTTGGTGCCAACCTGACAGCGGCTAATAAAGGTCAGCTTCCTCCGGGTTTGAATGAAGCGTGGAATAGTATGGCTCGCGCTTCAGGAGTAGCGCACGGCAATGTCGCAGGAGCTGCCCCTGCCGCTTTCGAGGACGTCTTCAAAGCACAAAATCTACTCAACTATCAACAACAAGCGCAGCAGAATGTCGGGGCATACCTAGCGGGCTCTACGCCTGAGCAACTTGCTACTCTCGTCCAGCCGGTCACTCCCGACCGAACCAGTCAGTACGTTAATCCGTCAGCGCCGGGGCAGATGGCTGCTCCCAACTATCAGAACATGCTCGCAGCTTACGCAGCCTCCGGCGCTGGCCGTAATCCGTGGGCGAGTAGTCTGAGCGGAGCAGCAAGCGGAGCGATTGGTGCTGCCGCCGCTGGCGGATATGGAGCGGGAGGGTACGGCATAGCGGCTGGGGCTATCGTTGGCGGGATTGGCGGATACTTTAGTGATGCGCGGAAGAAGAATCACATCGAGTACGTAGGTCGCAGTCCGAAGGGGCACCCGATCTACGAGTTCAACTACGACGAAGTGCCCGACCAGCGATTCCGTGGGACGATTGCACAGGAATTGCTGGCAACATGCCCAGAGGCTTGCACACTGGGAGAGGACGGTTTCTGGCGGGTAGATTACTCGAAAACCGACATCAAGATGGAACAAATTCCAATGGAGGTGTACGCATAATGCCTTTACCGTGGACTGCACCAGGATTCGGACAGGGAATTTATCCTTCCCAAGCGCCGTTCTTTATTCCCGACAAAGTTGATCCGCGCCTGATTGCGTTAATTTCGCAACAGCGTGAGCAGAACCAACAAGAGATTGCGGGCAGCATCCAAGGTGCCTTGGCTGGTCTGGGTAAGTTGGTCGAACAGCACCGGCAGGACGCGATCGCGAGCCAGCTCTTGGCAGGGAGCGCACCGCAGGCCACAGCCGTAGGCGGTGGAACAGCGCCAGCCGCACAGCCGGTACCGGCAGCGGTTGATCCAGCTTATGCCGAGCGTGGCCTAGATTTGAGTCCAACTGGTCAACCGATTGCGCCAGCCACTCCTCCGGCGTCCCTTGCAAGTTTCAGGCCAGTGGGCGCAGGGGTGCCAGCAGGAATACCCAGCACCGTTCTCAGTCCAGCAGAAGCCGCCCACAATGTCGCGCTTGGGTTCCCAGCCCGACAGCTAATGAGGCCGAGTGAAATTTATGCCGCGCAGCAGCACGAGTTCGACAAGAATCTGGCCGATCAGTACAAGCGGGCGCAGATTTTGCACCTGATGGGAGCAGGAGGCGGCAGGTATGGCAGTAGCAATGTAATTACCGATCCGAAAACAGGCCAGCCGATGACGCTGCACGATTACTTCAGGACGACCCATCCCGAACTGGAAAAGACGACACCTGATCCGTGGGAAAAAGCTATTACCAAAAGACGAGGATGGCTGGACGCAGACGGCAACTTTACCACCAATCCTAAGGACGCTGGTTTACCTGAAGGAACCAAAGCTGATGAAGGCCCGTATGCTGAAGTACAGTTTCCCAATCAAAAGGCAGCTACGATTGTGCCTTACGGAGCGTTGCCACAGAAGGGAGCGAGCGCCGGAGGCCGAGGCGGCAGAGCACCCGCACAAATTAACGAGAAGCGTGTATTTCCTGATGGACTTCGGATTTGGGATGGGACGCGATGGAACCCGATCTAACAGACCCGTATGCTGGGAGTCCTTATAGTCCTGACTTAGCGGCTATTAGGGCACAGCAGGCAGCCGAACTAGAACAAAATCCAGATCTTGAGCAGCGGTTGTATTCGCTGACTCATAACGAAGTCGGAGGCCAAGGGACAGCGGCGCAGCAAGCCTTCATCGAAACGCTTTTCAACAGGGCTGATCGGCGCGGTCAAAGCCTAGCTCAAATCATCAACGATCGGAGCTACTATCCGGGCATCAGTTTCCGACCACGACCAGGAGCGAACTACCAAGATACTTTGTTGTCGGTGATGCGCGGGTCAGATGTTTCTGGTGGCGCTACGGGTAACGCTTCTGGAAGGGTTGGATTCGCTGGCGGGCCGCAGACTTTCGCAGCCAACGGAGAACGCTTCGGGATTGAGGGGCCGGATTTGAAAAAGCAGGGGAGCGATCCATTTAGTAACCCATACGCGGGCGAGCCGCTACCAGCAACGCCAGCAGCAGCGGCGACACCAGCCAAGTCATTCGATACTCCACTTACACCACAGGAAGAAAACAGATTTGCGGTCTGGAAAGCGAACTACGCTCCAAAGGATTCTGGTGCTGATTACGATTTGCGCGGCGCATTCAAGGCTGGACTAACGCCCGATCCTCAGACTGGGCATTGGCCCGATACATTTAAGAAACCAAATCACCCAACGTTTTCAGATCAATCCATTTACGCCTCTGCTGCTCCTGAAAAGGCAGGACATTGGGAAGGCGATAAATATATACCAGCCGGACAAGTGCCCCAGATGACAGCAGAGAAACCGTACGAGGCTCCTCCCGAGTTCAAGTCGCAGCGGGAAATGGAAGATTGGGCGGCAAAGCATGACCCCAACTATCGCGCTTTTCAAGAAGCCTCGGCCCAGTACCAAGACCCCGCCAACAAGTGGATCACTTCAGAGATACCCAAAGTCAGGGAGCTGATGTACGCGGGCTTCGGCTATTCCCCACTGGGTTTAATTCAGGCTGTAGCTCCCGATACTGAAGCAGCAGCGACAGCAGAACGGATCAGGCAGAAACTCTCTGGTACTGGTGCTGGATTTGTCACTCCGGCCAATGCCCTGATGGCTGCGGCTGGTGGTGCAGTGCCGACGATCGGACGCTTAATCGGCGCTGGCTTTACCATCGCGCAGGCGCAGGACACGGTTAAAAAGTATCACGAGTGGGAGGCTGAGACTGACCCAGAGAAGAAGAGCCAGTTGGCGGAAGATTTAGCAATTAGCGGAGTAGTGACGGCTGGATTAGCGGGAGCCACGCTATCTCCACACGGAGAAGGGAGACTGGAAGGAGAGAAGATCGTTGGGAAGGAGGAGCCGGTTCCGCCACCCGTTGAGCCAGCTCTATTGACTCAGCTTCTCGTGAGGCGGAATGAACTCTTGAGCAAAGGCGATACGTCGCCAGAGTTGGATACAGTTGAAGCAAAAATAAAAGAGTTAGGAGGTGATGTAGATGCCATTAAAGAAGGGGACATCCAAAAAGGTCGTCAGCGAGAATATCAGGGAGTTCCACCAGGGCCAATCGTATCAGCACACGAAAGAGAAGTTCGGCAAGGCGAGGGCGGACAAGCAGGCGGTGGCGGTGGCGTTGTCGGAGAAGCGGCGCAGCCGCAGGCGGTAGGAGAAGCGGGACAGAAAGTATTCGGAACCAAGAACGCTCTCAATCAGGGGATCGCAGCGGCAGAGGACGCAGCACGGCGCGAAGACGCGGATGTCTGGGCTGAAGCCGAAGCCATCCACAACGAGAATCCCGCTGCTCCCCGACTCTTGGTGGACGAGCTGGCCAAGAACCCTCGGCCAGTAAAAGATTTCGAGAACCATCTGGTTCTGCGGCGGCAGATCGAGCTGCAAAAGGAATACGACGCTGCCGTTGACAAACAGAACAAGAATCCGGGCGACCCATCAGCCGAAGCGCAGCTTAATGCGATCATCGAGGAGCAGGGGAAGGTTGACCAAGTTAATCAGCAGGTTGGACGCGAGGCTGGTTTGGGTTTCCGTGCTCGCCAAATTTTAGCTGACCAGGATTACAACCTGCTCAAGATGCAGGCGACAGCGCGAGCAGTAGTCAACAAGGGCAGGCCGCTCTCAGCCGACCAACTGAAAGAGGTTCAGGGATTGCACGACCGGATCAAAGCGGCAGAGGATAAGATTGCCGAGTACAATGCACGCGAACAGTTCCGGCAGATGGTGGACGCGAGGCGAACCGAGCCGAGCCCAGCACGGCAACCTGTGGCCGGAGCGGGCAAGCTGCGAGAGAAAACAGCTTTCCTTGAGGACGCTTACAAACGTGCCAAGCAACGCATTGTAGAGAGGCGCGGGCGACTTCAGGCTGGGATTGATCCTACCTCTATTCTGGATGAAGCCATCGTTGGCGCATACCACATCGAGCGCGGGCTGACCAAGTTTGCCGACTGGTCGGCGCAGATGATTAAGGATATAGGTGAACACATCAAACCTTACCTGTCGGATTTGTGGCGGCGCTCGCGCGAGTATCATGCCGAGACAACAAAAGGTCTGGGCCGAGTCAGGGGCAGGCAGGAGATGACGCCAGAGCGAATGCTGGCGGCAGACAAGCGCCGGGTGGCACGCGATATCGAGAAATATCAGGAGCGGGTAGCGAAGGGTGATGTCAGTCCGCTCCGGCCAAGGCCAGAGGCGCGACCCAGTGACAAAGAACTCTCTGGACTATTGTTCGAGCGCGAACAGGCCAAGACGGCTTACCATGAGATGCTAGTGAAGGCGAAGCTGAGCCAGCAAAGCCTCGGCAGGAAAGGGCTCCGCTGGTTCGGTGAAGGGATGCGCACAGCTAGGTCGATCAAGACCGCTTTCGATGTGTCCGGTGTGCTGCGTCAGGGCGGTTTTAATTACTTCTCGCACCCTATTCAAGCTACTCGCGCACTCTCTGTCATACTCAAGGCAGTTCGCTCCGAGAAGGGAGCATTTGCCGTAATGCAGGAGATTCGTGATCGGCCCAACTACCCTCTCTATAAACAGGCAGGATTATTTCTGTCGGAAGAAGGCGGGATGAACCTGACCAAGATGGAAGAAGTCTTTGCTTCGCGTTTCGCCCGCAGGATTCCAGGAGTTGGCGCTTCGGAGCGAATGTACTCGGCTTATCTTAATCGCATCCGTGCCGATCGGTTTGATGCGATGGCCGGAACCTTGTCGCGGTTCGGCAAACTGACTGATGGCGAAGCCAAAGCGATAGCAAACTTCGTCAATGAAACGACGGGCCGGGGTTATCTCCCCGCCAAGATGCAGGGAGCTGCTGAAGCTCTCAATGCTGCGTTCTTTGCTCCGCGTTTTGTCATTAGCCGGTTTCAAACCCTGCTTGGTCATCCCATCTGGCAGTTAGAGAGAGCGTCCCCAAGGGTGCGCGGGTTGATCGCGTTGGAGTATGCCCGCACCCTGACTGGCATCGGGCTCTTCATCGCGGCGGCAACTCAGGCTGGGTTCAAGGTTGAAACGGATCGGCGTTCGACTGATTTTATGAAGCTGCGCTGGGGCAACCTGCGGATTGATCCGATGGCTGGCATCCAGCAGGTAGGCGTGCTCTTGAGCCGCCTGCAATCCGGCGCAAAAAAGACCAGCTCTGGAAAAGTTATGCCGCTGCGCGGTGAACTGAAATTTGGGCAGGCCAGTGCCGCCGATGTCATTGCCCGCTTTGCATGGAGCAAGCTGGGGCCGCTCCCTGGTTCAACGGTGAATGTGCTGGCCGGTCAAGACCCTACTGGAAGGCCGACTACCCTTATCAACGAGGCGCTACACTTTGCGCTGCCACTGGGGCCACAAGACGTTATCTCCGTCATGCAGGAGAACGGGGTGCCCTACAAGTTGGCCGCAGAGTTGGCGGTTGCCGCTGGAATGGGAGCGACTTCTTACGGCAGCACCACTACCGGACAGCACGCCGCTATTCGGCAGAAATTGGAGCGGCGGGACAAGGCGTTGCTGCGCGGCGACGTTAAGGAAGCGATCCGGTTAAGTCAGTAAGGCCATGAGGAAGTGGCTTTTGCTGTTGCTTCTGGCCCTCTACTTTGTGATTTGGGCAATCGCCTGCATCGTCGTGGAGACTTCGTTCATATATGGCTAAGCCACAACGGAGCATAGGGAGCGACCCCGCCATAGAGTCGCCCCCTACCGTTCGCTGAAATTATTTCTTCCGCTTCCCTGACACGGTGTCGGGAACCAGATCATCAACGACCTTGGCCTGTGCCACTACGGCATCAATCGCGGCTTGCAATTCAGGTTGAACATCCGCACTACCTGCGGCCTGTTCCAAGGCTGTAATCTTGTCAAGGAGGCTTTGGGTTTCGGTGCCGATCTTTTGGAGTTGCTGGTTTACGTTCTGCAACTCTGCTGCTGCATCTTGCTGAGTAGCCATATTTTATTCTTTCTTGTTAGGGTTATCGGGCACCATTCTATCAATCTTCCTGACCAACAGTCTGGTGCGTTCGATCTCTACTGCCAGTTCGGGCGATAGATCATCCATCGCGTCGAGTCGTGCCAGAATTTTTTTCAGCAGGAGGACACTTTTGTCATCCGATGGTTTAGGTTTTGGCATTTCGGCGCGAATCTTACTCTCAATTCGGTCAAGTAGCCAGCGATCAAATCTGATCTTTAATTGCCCGAAGGATTTGGTAAGCCACCTGCGGGACGATGGCATTTCCTAATGCTTTAAGTCGCTCCACCCGGTTTCGTACCCCATGAGCCACTCGACCCATGCCGGATTGAGTGAACCACTCTTCTTCGTCGGGCCAACGACAGCACACAGATAATCGCGATCCTCCATGTGAATGTGACTCTTGCTTCCCACCGGCCCACTTCCCTTGTAATCGCTCTTCCTCGGTGTCGGCCACATTGCCGGTGTGTTCACTTGATCGGCCAAGCTGATCGCGTGCCCCTGTTCCTTCCGATCCAAGGCATTGGCCGCTCCACCCGTTACCACGCTCGCGTCGGGTGTGCGCCACATCGACTGCGCGTACTCGATCAGGCTCCTCGGAAACTCCTTCTTGTTGCTGCCAAGATTGGGCGCTTCCATTGCTGCGGTTGGCGTTGGGATCATGCCCGACAATCCAAACTCGGTTTCTTCTATGCTTTGCGTCCACGGCACAAGCTGGAATAACAAACGTCCTTGTGGAGTAGCCGATTCCTTCCAAGTCAGAAAGCACAGTGTCGAGTTCCACGCCGATGATTCCAGCAACATTTTCTCCAAGCACCCAAGCGGGTCGCGCTTCCGAGACAACGCGCAGCATCTCCGGCCAGAGCGCACGGTCATCTGCCGCGCCTCCGCGCTTCCCAGCGTAGCTGAAAGGCTGGCAAGGAAATCCACCTGTGACGAGATCGACTCCTGCTGGCGGATGAAATTGGGCGATCTCTCCGGCAATAGGGACATTGGGGAAATTTCTTGCGAGAACTCTTCGGCAGTAGGAGTCGATTTCACAGAAGCCGATGGTTCTGAATCCAGCCCATCGAGCGGCCAAAGCAAACCCTCCGATGCCGCTGAAGAGATCAAGGTGCGTCGGGTTTGCCATTAAATTCGCTCGCAACAAAGACAATACAGTTGCGGCCTGATGGTCCGCGCCGACGCCGATCAGTCTCGACCGCAAAGCCTTTTCGGATTAACGGACGCATCCGAGGCGAAACGCTCTGCCACTCCATGCCAGTTTGCACTACCAGATCGTGTGAGGTAGCGCCCTCTGGCCCAAACTCTCGCAAGGCATTCAGAACTATCGCCTCTATATCGGTTGTGCGGACGGATTTGGCAGCTTCCTCGGAAGTCTCAGGATCACTGTGGCGGGCGTAGGCTGAAGTCTGAAACACGGTCCCGTCAGGGCCGCGATCTATCATGCCGTCAAAAAGGCTCGGCTGATTTGCGTCCCTTTTCATAATACTCATTTCGATAGTGGGCTGTTTTCCACGCCGTTACCGGATTGATGTCGCAGTTGTCATGCTCCTTCCACCACGCCAAAAACGAAGCGGGTATGTCGGCAGCCTTGGGATCATTGGGATCAATTAGCTTAGGCTTTGGACGAGCGAACCCGCGCTCGTGCTGGATCATGTAAAGCCGCTCTAGGCTTTCCAGAACTTCGTTCAAATCCACTGCGATTGATGCTGGCTCGCTCATTTGATCGCAAACTATTCGCGCCGTTTAGGCTCTTTAGTTTTCTCCGGTATTCGTCGCGCAGGTACTGTGGCACGTTCGACCAAATATGCCACTTCATAATTGTGTCGCGCCGAGAGGGATATTTCGCGATCGCCCAATTTATGAAACTTTCGGATACTTCATCCGGCCACTCATGGAAGTTTCCGAAAAGATAGTTACAACGAGGGCAACGCCGCATTATATCAACCCCCGCGCTCTGGCCCACTCCCGCATCGCTGGCATAAAAGGCTGATACTTAGGTTTAGCATCATCAGTTGTCTTAATTGGGGGCGGGCCAGCCCACCACATCCGCAGTGGCTTGCCCTTTTTGTCGCGCTCGATGATCCAACTCATTGTTTCTGCCTATTCGGTTGATTCTGCAACATTTCAACAGCGTTAGTTACGTCACTGGTCTGTTTCATTAACACTTCCAGTAACGCTTGGCCCCTGTGTGCGCCACCAACTTCAGCCCACGCTTGCAACGCCAAGTCGCGAGATTCTTCCATCATCATTGCAACGTGAGGAGAGAAGCGCGAGCATAGCTCCTCAGTTTGCGACTGCTTTAGGTGATAGAGAAATTTCTCTGTCTCATTCATAGCCTGCGAACACTAGGTTTTTGTATTCCTTAAAGCTGCGCACCACCGCACACTGCCAGCCATTACAAGTCATTGTACGCATGGTGTCGTACTGCGTGGTACGGACTCGGCCCTTATCTGCCTTAACCTCAATTCCCCACGGCACTCCATCCTTGCAGAACGAAATATCCGGCCATCCAACTGTAGCCCGCGTTCGCTTGTCGGTACGGAACCAGAGTACTGCAATTCCAAGCCTTTGAAGGTCTTGAACGATCTCGCTCTGTAAATCCCGTTCCGCGCGGGCGAGCCCTTTCTCGTTTGCTTCCTCGGCCAGAAGTCCAGCTTTGCCCATTTTCTTGCGATCCTCGGGGCTGACGCAGCGTAAAACGTGCTCCGGTAGTATCATTGGAAGTAGGCTGGCGCAATGGAAGCAGCCATCACGCCAGCCCTTGCTGTGTCCCCCAACACGCACAGTAGGATGCCTTGCCGCCTGTGGGGAAAGTGGACGCAAACCCCACGCGGAAGAGCGCATGACGGCAAGGCAAATTCATAAACTCCTCAGTTAATACTGCTGCATTGAGCCGGTCGGAGACTTATACGTGTTGCCGCCAAAGGAATAGGCGGCAGCCAACATGCTTCCTGATACGCTGCCAATCAGGGTGCCTCCGTAGCCAGCCACGAACACTGAGGTTATGCTTGGCATATTTGGATTGTAGTTCCTTGCTTGCAAGGTAGCTTTCACCAAGTCTTTCCCCGGACTCTGGGAGTCGGCTGTGACCGCATAGGTAATAAACACCTGCGTCCGCGAATCGTATAAGACGGCGCGGACGCCGCCATCAAACCCACGACCGAGGTAATACAGGTCGTTACCAAAACGATTCAAATCCTCGTATGCTTGGTGGAGCACCAGTCTCTCGCTGCCATAGCGATCATGGGCATAAATGAAGCCGGATACGCCTTGCGCGTGAGCCGTGTGCGCTAACGCTATGCCTAGGGCACCAGCCAGTGCCATCAACACCTCCCGTCCGACTGCCATTTGTATTACGAAGCTGAGTGCGCCGATCGCGCTCACTACTCTCGCGGTGAGCCATGCACCACTAATGCTCGCAGGCACTATTAGTGCGGCTATCCATTTAATTACTGTCTTGTCTTTCATTTTGTTCATTTCATTGTTTGCTTGTTGCTTCTGCTAACGCTTTCAATTGATGATAGCGTTCATCCGAAATTTCTTTCCGCGCCCTAGCTCGTTCAAGATACGTCGGCCATGCGGTCAAATCTTCATCGTCGCCAACAAAAACCTTGATCGCTTTGATCCTGTGTCTCCCCTCCGTCTCGTAAAGCGGATAGCACAGAATGCTCTCAGACTGTAAACGAGCTATGGCGCGAGACAGCTTCCGCCTCACGTACATTTCATTGGTCGGACTCGGCCTGTTTGTTCCATATTGCACCTTAGCTATATCGCGTGGGGTAAACTGTTTTTCTGGCCACTGCTTAACAAGATCAACCACGATCTTGTCCTGATAGACTCCAACCATTGAACTGATGACTTTCCCGTCAGGCTCAATGAGAAGTTTAGCTTCTTCTCTCTTTACAATTTGTTTGTCCATTCTCCTCCTTTATGCTGCTTGTTTCAGTCTCGCACGAACCGCATTGAGACGCGCCATTGCCTCATCTGAGCCACCCCTTTTGTCTGGATGCAATTCGACCGATAAAATTTTGTAACCAATATCAATAAGCCGGAATGCTAAGTGCCGTTCCAGTTCCCGCTCCTTTTCTTCAGACACTCTCTTGTCGCGCCACATTTGGGTTTGTTTGCGGGCGCGATCAACTAAATTGGCGACTGGCCGATTCCAGGGTGGGCGATGCGATGGTTCTCGATTGTCACCATAGGCTTCCGCAAGAGTTCCAGTAAATTCTCCGCGTGCGGAAAATTTAGAAGCTGCTCGAACCCAAGAATTTGCAGTGGATTGGCTAAGATGGAAGTTCCGTTGGAGCCACGGTCCCCATTGCCCCCAACTCATTTGACTTTTGGCTTCGGACAATTCTTCGCCGATCTTGACTTGGTAAGGCATTGTCGCGTCGTCAGCCGCCTTTTTCATTTCCGCAATGTCGGCTTTTATCAATGGCACCAAGACCTTGAGCGGTCGGGCCAGTTTCTTATTGTTTGTCTTTTGTAATTGTTTGTTCATTCGTTTGTTGTGTCACTCCCGACAGAAAATCATTTTCCGTTTTTGCCAGCAGCCTCTCCAATTCGATCACCTTTGGATACTTGACTCCGATCATTTCATTGATCAGCGTATCAGCCCGTTCATCAGCGGTCTTTTCACGGGGTGCAGACATGCCGGCCTCCGATCCGCTCCGCTCTGGATACAGTTTAACTACCAGTAAAAGCCGTCGCACCGTTTTCGGCTCAACGTAAATAGTGGAGGATCGCAAACTCATGATGTTGGAAACTCTTCCGCTGCCGCTTCCGCCTGCTGGCGTGCCCGCTCTTCCTGAAATTGTTGAGAAGTCATTGGATTGGGTTGCTGGGAGAGAATAGTCTCCCGCTTCCATGTCACTAAGCCATTTACCATCGCTTTCTCTCTTTCAGTCAGTTCTGGCCCTCTCGCTAACCGCTTCTCCATCCACTTAAAAGCCCATTCAAGCTGATCGGGCCGCAGTTCCCCTAACGGCACTCCCTCGAATGCTCTCTGGGCCTCGGTAGCATCAGCGCCAAAGTAAACCCCGACTTCAGTCCAGTCGGCAGGCTGGCTCGGTTTCTTCGCTCCGAATAAAGCGTCCTTAGCGGCTTGCATTAATGATTGTGGCGGCAACTCAATTTGATCGTCGGGATGGATATTGCTGCTGCCGTAATGCGGCTGTTCCTGCTCCTCCGTTGCGACCTTCAAATTCTCCTGAATCTCTTCAACGTCTTGGGTAAAGATGTCGCTCGCTGCCGTCGCCGTCAGTACTGCGTCAACGTGGGCGCGTTTCTTCGCCATCTTGAGCACGGTGTTGTAGGTGTCAGCGATAGAATCGTTCTCGACCTTCTCGCCCTGCGTAAAGATTTGCCACATCCCGTCCTCTTTCGCGACGACATGGCCCTTGCCACCGATCAGTCCCAGCGCCTTCGTGGGGTCGCTCTTGCGCATCTGCCAGTACTCGTGCGGGACGGGCCGACCAGTGCTCTCTTTCGGGCCAGTGCGGTAGCGGTACTTGCTCTCCATCGTGGAGCAGCAGCCGACCCCTTGGCCCATGCTCCGGCCCGTCACCGTCCGCAGAATGCAATTAACGCGATACTCGCGATGCCCGTGCTCCATTTCCCGCTCGATCACTTCGTACTCGGGGGCGAGCCGGAAAGTGAAGCAGATTTTCTCTGCCCCAGGTTTGAGTAAGGAGGGTTTTTTTGCACCGGGGATTACCCCATAATGCTCGTCTTTCTTCATTACCGACTGCATGACATTTTGAATCAAGGCGACCTGCGCCAGAACGTCCTCGATTCGCAGCGGACGCTCCAATTCCGCGCTTGCTTTTACAATTTGCGTGTCCATATTTTTATCTCCGAGAAGGATTGTTTTTCCTTCATTGTTTGATTGTTCATTCAGGGGAGCGGTTGCGATTGGCCGCTCCCCTTCCTTTTACCGCCCGTTCCAGCACTGATTCCACCCAATAGCGCCCAACAAGACTGTTCTTGCGACAGAAGGCCCGCACTTTTTTCAGCGTTTTCTTGCTGACCTGGATGGTGGTTAAATCTTTCATCGCATCCGTATCTTATATGGGTAAAAAATAGTTGCAAGGGCAAAAGAAATAGCAAAAAGCAGGAGCGTGCTCCCGCTCTCCGGCACCGCTTGAGCAAGAACGACCCATTTGTTGACGTTGTTTTTGCCCCGCGCACCCGGATCGAAATTGAGCCGGAGCCCATTGATTTCCACTCCGGGCAGATCGGGCAAGGTTATATCGAAGTGCATCCCGCTAAATATATCGGTAGCCTTGGGCGGACCACCATCGTAGAGGTTTGCCAAGCCGAAGAGAACATCACTGGAAGTAGGATTATAAATTCCTAACTCTCCGAGGCAGAGGATCGGGCCGGTGCTTCCATCCGGCCTGACCAAATAACCAGCCACTTGAGTGACCTGCGCATAAAGCCCATCTGGTACCGGCACACGGTTGGTCAGGGCTCGAATAGCGACGTAATACCACTTGGTCAAGGTCTTGATGGGATGATTAAACTCATAATCAATGTTGAGGGTTTGCCCTGCCATTAGCGTGCTATTGAGCGCATCACTGGTGACATAAATGCCATCAGTGACGACGCGCGGTGACCCTAGATCAAGGTTGATGATTGTTGCTTGCATGCTCACCCCACTCAAAAGCAGGGCGAGGATTGTTAGTTTAGTTTTCATTGTTTCCTTTTGTTTGTTGTTGGTTTAACTGAAATCTCCTCCGTGCCCTCCACCTGACCGCCCTGTTTTTGGCGCATCTGAGCGTGATGGTTGCAGAGATACTCCACACCGTTCGGACACCGCTCGATGTGCGTGGCTGTCTTGCCGCAGTACTTGAAATTGGTCATGTAACTAGCGCAACGCTCACTCATAAGTTCCTTTCGTAGTGATCTGGGCGGGCAGGGGGGCTTGATGACAGGCATTCTCTGCCCTCTCGGCAACCTATGTTCCCCTGCATTTCAGCCGACCGCCCAAAAGTCATTATGCTTAACGGAAGTAAGAACGATTCCGCAGAATGTCGTAAATTACCTGATGGGTCACGCCATATTCTTTGGCCATCGAAAATGCGCCATTGCCGCCAGCGTGACGCTGACGGATTTCCTGAGCAATAGCAAAGGTTAGTTTCCGGTGTGGGCTTATAAAACCTGGTTGGCGACCGCGCGTCATAATCTGTAGCTTAGTAAGACAAAGACGATGCCCGTCAACGCTGCCACTGCCGATAGCAGCATGACGAACAGTGGTGGTTTAATTCTGCGCCGTCCCTTCAGCACCGGCCCCAAAATAAAGGGGCCGGTGATTGTCAGAACGGGTTCTCTCCATTCTTGCATCTTCATAGTGTTTTCTCCGCTTCGCTGATGGCTGCGCGTGCGCCTTGCCATAGTGTGTATTTAGGATTACCAGGGCATTCTTTGTTCTGATGTTCTCCATTGCCACAGTTGCATCCCATTTCGGCGGCTCTCGCTAGTACAAACTTCAGTTCGCGTACTAGCTTGTTCAGCAGCCTACGCTGCACTTTGACTAATGCGGTGTCAGCTTGGCTCATAGGGTTTTCTTCAGGTGTTTGTAGAGTTGATCGTCAACTTCCTGTTGCGTTAGGCGCATCACGATAGTCGCGACGTTGCCTAAGCCATTGCGATAATCGCCGATGCGAACCTGCGCTTTCTTGAGCGCATAGCTGACCTGACCGACCCGCAACCCTGTCATCCGTGCGATGTATTTCCCCGCCAATCCATAGGAGGCATAGAACACGGCATCATGCCGTAGCCCACCTTCCAATAGTTCAGTCTTGACCGGACTCGGACGTTTCCCGTTCTTCACGCAACCCTCCCGTCAATGAAGGCTTGCGCCTTGCGGGTAGCGTCAATGTTCCAGCCGCAGTGCGGGCAGAATTTTACGTCGCGCGTAGTTGGAGCCGGAATCGGGCCGTTGCTGGCCGGAGTCGCTTTCGCTACGGCTCGGCCCGCCTTGCCCCGCCTTGGATGGTTTAACTCCATCAGCCGCGTAGCTCTTGGGAGTTTCATAAACTCGGCGATGCTAAGTCCCAAACGCTTGCGTGCCGCCTTCTGCTTCGCTCCGTAAGCAGCCTGATACTTGCGTTGCTTCTCGGGATCGCGGCTCTTGTGACGATCCTTCAGCGGCTTGCCTCTGGCACTTAATCCAAGAGCACGAAGGCTAGCCGTGCGCTTTCGCGCATAGGCCGCGTGCCGTTCACGATCACGGGCATCCCTTTTAGCCTCCTCCTGTTCGGCCTCTAGTGCCGCTTTTTCGATGTTTTGTTCCTCTTCCATTGTTTGCCTTTCTTGTTGTTCTTCTGTTTAGCTTTGCGCCAGCGAGTCGTGATTGCTTTCGTTCCGATCTCACTGAGGCGTTTCTGTGTCAGTTGAGCCGCGCGGGCGTGTCCACCAAGCGCGGCCATCTGTTTAACCGTCATATCAGTCATTTCGTTCCCTCCGATAAATTGATTTGGTGGCCTCCAGTGTTCCGCCTCGCCAGCCAATCGCCATGCCATCCATGTAAGCAGCCGTGACTAGCGGGGCGAGTTTCTTCCAGTGGTCAGTCAGGATCAGCATTTGCGCCACTTCCTCGTCCATCTGAGGATTATGCCCCATATTGTAGCCGAGATAGCGGGCCGCGAGTGCTCGGAGGGTGCGTTGCTCTGCCAGGTAGCGCAATTGATCGATCGTGCAATCCATCCCGATCCAATCGACCGTTGCCTTTAAGCCGTGCTTTTCGGTGTAGTCATTAGTTCCCCGCGCCGCTTTCGCTAGGGGATGGTCAGGCGGTATTCTGTCGGGATTAGTTCGGTAGTCTTTCATTAGAAACTCCCTGCCGATCCGCCATTGAGGTAATGGACGCGAGCCGCAGCTTCGTCGCGCCTGCTATGGTCGCTCTCTGCCTGAAATTGGCCATTGGGATTATAGAACCCGACCGTGTATAGGTCGTGTTCTAAGTAGTTCCCCTCGCTGATTTTTTGTCCTGCTCGTTGGCTATGTATGTAAACGTAACTCATATATCAAACCACTTTCTAATTGCTTTCAGGTTTCTGCCGCCACTTTGCCGAGGAGTAGTTCTGCCTTCGGCTTCCAATCTGTCCCAAGTTGTTCTTCCTTGAGAAACAATGCGCCGCGCATACTGGTAACATCTTTGGCATAAACCTCGGGTATGTTTCGATCTATCGCACTCTGGATTTAAGCATTTATCCTTCATCTTCGTACTCCTTTAGTTCAGCGATTGCGTCCGCCTCGGTTCTGCCCCAATAGAAGGGACCATTCTCCTCGTCCCCCTCGCGGAACGCCACCCAGTCGAAGCTAGTTGACGGGATTGGTGGGCGCACGCACTGCGTGATGATCTTGCGCTCTTTGGGGAGCGGCATGTTCGCCGTGTTAAATGTCTCGATGCCCTTTTCTGTAATCACTCGCGCCAACGCTCGGCTGGTGATTTCTTGATTATTCATTGTTCAGTGTCCTCCTGTTAAGATATAATCGCTCATATCTTGTTAATTGAATCCCCCTGCGCGAAGCACTTGTCGTACTCCTGCGGGGTCATAGTTTTTTCGGCGCGGGCAATGGCTGTGGCAATAATCTCGCGTTTCAATCCATTGTATTTGTTGCTATTCGGAACGGATTGCAGACGCTTGAACATTGCCAGCAATTCTGCCACTTGCGCTTTAAGTTTGCAGTTCTCGCTTCTAACAGCGTCTAGTCGGCGCTGCGTGATTGTAGCCATGTTAGCTTTGTCCTTTCTCGGCGCGGCACTCTTGCAAGCGGTCGAGACACGCCTTGCGCGTCCATTCGTGAATCGCGCTCGCGCCGTCGAGCGTCCATCCGTCTTTTAGTTGCATCCAGTAGCCGTAGCCATCAGGCGGACCGCCTTCGTCCCATTCCGATTTAACGCGCTCGGCAAGCATCGCCTTAGTCGTCATTATTGCCCCCGTACCCGCATTTTTTGCTGCCTGAAGCAAGTCTGCCACTTGCGCCTTGTAGCTATCGTGTTGCAATTTAAGCGCGTTCCATTGTTCAAACCATATCTGGCGTTCACGCAATAGTTCGTCCCGCTCTTCCATGTAGCGCCTTGCGGCCTGATACCAATTCTCTCCTAAATCAACTGTCGGTTCATTCATTGTTTGTTCCTTTCTTTATGTTTGCCGAATATCCGTTGCGCCTCGCCCCGCCGAAGAGTGCCAGCTTTGAGGTTGCGCTCGACCGCGAAGCGTAGGTCGCCTCGGTTTTCGTTGTGCTCGCAGTAGAAGCCAGCGTAGCGCAGCAAATAGCGACACTGGTTCTTAGTTAGACTGCTAACAAATTCTTGCGTGTTCACTTGTCCTTTCGCAGCAAATTGTTCACGATAGCCTGTAGCGCGTCGCGCTCCGCTACCGCTTGCAGATAGAGGCGTTTGTACTCGCGCTCTTGCACAGTCTCGGCGGATTCGATTAATTGAACGTCATCAACAAATTCGTCGGCGTTAAAGTCCGTTTCCCAATGAATCTCGTTGTTCCACGCCTCGGCTCCGCCTAGTTTCCTGTCCATCTTGGCCGCGATCTTCTCCGCGCTGTTCTCGGTGATAACTCCCTCCAGTCCTGCGGTAGCGATGAAGAAAGGGAAACGCTCAACGTCGCGAATGAGCCGAATCCGCGTCCCAACTCTTAGTTCAATATCTTGTTCCACTTTATTTGTCCTCCGTGTTCATACATGAATTAGGCACTTGCAATCCCACGGATGCTCCGTGCGATCTGCCCACAACCTGCGAATCTCCTTTTCAAAAGCCTCGTCCAAAGTTTCTCCTGTGGGAACGGGATTATTAAAGTCCACTTCCTCGAAGTCCTTCTTTAATTGCTCATTATGTAGTAAATCTTGTAATGTCATTCACTTGTCCTCCACTTTGATGTAATCCAGCCAGCGTGATCTATTGAAGTTAGGGTTTTGCATGGTGCAAAACCTAGCCAACGTATCGAGCTGATCTTGGGCGAATCGCGTTTCGGTGTTGTTCGGCCAATCCGCGTATTTGTTATGTTCGCGAATGGCATCCGCCAATGCGATGAAGTCTTTCTTACTCATTGTTGTCCTCCTTTTTTGTTTCATTCTTGCACGAACAGAATACCTGCTGGCAGAAACCGCGTCAACAACTATTTTTGCGCCTCGCCTCGCCTCGCCTCGGGCGAGGGCTGCCGCCTCGGTGCCCGCGCCTCGCCCCTGATAGAAAAGCCAGCTCCCGCGCGGGCGACCTTTTCCCGTGTTCTACATATTACGCAAATTACGTGCGACCTGGGCCCAGGTGCCAGGCGCCGGCACCCAGGCACGTAGTTTGCGTAACAAGTTGAATGCGTAAGAACTAGGGAGCCAGAGGCACGAGCCAGTTTTTACGGTTTTCGCATAATACGCGAATTGCGTTATGCGTTCCGGGTAACGTTTGTTACGCTTTTCGGAACGTCCTAGATACCAAGGTTTGCTAAAATCTGCAATTCATCAGGACTAACCAATCGCACACAATCGCGATTCGTGCAAGCAGATAATTTCCTGCGTGGCATTGGTTTTGCTCTAAATGCCCTGAAAAATAAATGAAAATAGTTTCAATTCGTGCTTGCATGTATAGTAAGTGGATGTAGAATTTGCACTGTTAGTGAACATAAACAATCAAACAAAATAGAAAAGGAAAACAAAGTTATGCCTTGGATTAATACAGTTGACGGGATGCACTGGGAAGATGGCCCAGAAAATCAGGTAGTAGAACGCGAGATAGTCACGCTAATCTGTGATTGCTGCAATAACGCAATACCACAACATGGTGCAGTACGTGGTCTAGTATATCATCGTTACCATTCACCCGCTATGGGATGGATTTGCGAAGATTGCCAACGTTATTGCAGCTATTGTAGCGGAACATTCGCAAGCGAGGCTAGGTGGAATTCTGATTACTGCCCATCATGCGAATCAGACAATGATGATAACTGCGACGATGACAGTGACGGAGGTTTCTATTATCCTAGTCTGAAATTTTTCGGAAAAGGCCCAAAATTTTTCGGCTTGGAAATTGAGACTGAAGTCGCGGGCGACCGTTGCGAGAAGTTGTACGCATTACGGGACATCCTAGGCGACTATGCCGCGTTAAAGGACGACGGCAGTCTGAACTACGGGATTGAGATTGCGACTCAGCCCGCGAGCATGTCAGAGCATAAGACAAGACTCGCGAAATTGTTCGCCAACATGCCGCGCGGTCTGCAATCGTGGAAGCAAAGAAGTTGCGGCTTGCATATTCATGTCAGTCGTAAACCGCTTAGTGATCTGGCAATCGCGAAAACGGTTTGTTTTATTTCTGCTAATCACAACCGGAGATTCATTCGGTTGATCGCAGGTAGGGAAAGCATGTCGTATTGCAAAATTCTACCTAAGAAAATGGGAAGCGCGGCGAAATACAATGACGACAGGTACGAGGCAGTCAACTTGCAGAACGATGCAACGATTGAGTTCCGGTTGTTCAAGGGCACCTTGCGTCAGGCTAGCGTGTTCAAAGCGTTAGAATTCACCGACGCGCTTACTGTGTATGCGGGATGCGCGGCACGGTCTATTCGGGATAGCCAGTCGCGCGTTCAATTCTGCGGGTTCGTAGAAGAGAATGCCGGAACATGGCCAAACTTGTGCGCGTTTATTCAAGCGCGTTGGTTCGGCAGAGAAAGCGATTTAACGAAACAAATCGGGTATTCGGCGCGGGAAGAAAATCAGGAAAACAACAACCAAACGGAGGAGCAATAAGACAATGTGCTTAGCGATATATAAACCAAAAGGAGTGACGATTAAAAAGCGGTACTTGCGCAATGGCTGGGATGCGAATGAAGATGGGGCAGGGTTCGCGATTGCGCGAAACGGGAAAGTAGAGATTCAAAAGGGATTTTTTACCTTTAAGGAATTCTACTCAGCGTTCAGAGAATTCAACAACGCGAGGGAAACGGCCATTATTCACTTCCGATTCGCGACCCACGGAGTGACCAACGCGATAAACTGTCATCCGTTTAGCTTGTGTGGTGACAAGTACGGGATGATTCACAATGGAGTCATTGACATTGAATGCACGGACAAAGCGTTATCGGACACGGCGCATTTTAGCGAATTAGTGCTTGCGCCGATATTGGAAGCGGGAGTTGAGTTCGACTCTGGGGCACTGCGTTACCTAGTGGAAGAGGCAATCGGGAGCATGAACAAGATAGTTTTGCTGCGTGGTGACGGCAGTCACGTCATATTCAACGAACGCCAAGGCGAGTGGAAAAACGGCTCGTGGTACAGCAATGGTGGGTACAAGTGGAGTGGCGGGAGTTTGGTGCGTTCGATCACTGGCTGGCAAGGCCGATGCGGCTCTTATGCGGCCTACAGTGAGCCTAAGGGAGGAAAAATGGCATCATGGGAAGGAGAGGAGAATCTTGAAGCCTACGAGCCTGTAGGAGTGGAAGGATACGGCACTGCGTGGGAGTACAAGCGCGACCACGAAACGAACACTTGGCATCGCACCAAGTTAAACAAGCGGGTTAGTGAAATGACGGAGGAGGAATGGCGAAAAGAATGTGAGGAGGAGATGCAAAAAGCCTTAGCTGATAGAGAGGAGGAAAATGAGCAATACGCAGGTTAAAAAAGGAAAATTGAGCAACGCCGAGTTTTTGCGCCTCTGTGAATTGTTTTTAATTCGCAACGCGCGACGCGCCATCATCCGAGATGTAGTGGTACGCTTGAAATAAGCCCACGTTCCCAAAGACAGGGGCAGTACTGGAAACGGTACTGCCCCTTATTCTTTTTTTGCATAAGGAACGCGAATTTGCTTGACAGCAAAAAGAAAAAAAGGTTCCCCTCTGTACTCCCCTCCCAATAAAAGAAAAAGCTAACGCGAGTACCACTCTGTAATTCAAGTACAGA